GAAAAGTATATATGATTTAGATGATGGTGATATTATTTATTCTTACAACTTTGAAACAGAAAGTATAGAAGAAGTACCAATATTAGATACATTATTTGTAGCACATAATAATTTAATTAAAGTTATGTATGATGATAATGATGAATTAAAAAATATAATAGTTACTAGGGATCACCCTATATATTTAGCAAATGGTTCTATGGCTAGTTATAGACCACAAAGAACAAAAGATTTATATGATTTAGATGCAAATCAATTAGAAGTAGGTAATACTATACAGATGATTGACGGTACAAAAGAAATACATAGATTTGAGTATATGGCAGATAAGGATACTACATATACTATATTAACGAAAAACAATAACTTTTACGCAGGTGGCGTATTAGTACACTCAGAGATAGGGGAATAACATGGAAGTAGGTAAAGACACTAAATTTACACTATCTTTAGAAACTGGGATTAGCATCTTAGTTACTGTAGGTATGATTATAGGTATGTGGTATTCATTACAAGCAGAGATTGAGCTTGCTAAAGAATTACCAGAGCCTGAGGTTTCACGTATGGAATATGATTTGAAAGATCAAATGATTCGTGATTCTATATTAAACACAGAGGGTAAAGTAGATAAGCTTGAAGAAAAAGTAGATGATATTAAAGAAGATACTAGAGCTATTACTGAAACTCTAATAGATATGAATAACAAATGAGGATGAATCATGAGAAAGTTTATATTATCATTATGCTTATTGCTTGGACTATCGTCTACATGGCTACACTCACAGTCAGTTAACTTAAATAGTTTTCAAGCAATACAACTAATGAGCCTAGAAGAATGTGCTGTTGTACAAGTAAATGCTTCTTGGAACTATGCTAATAGATTAGATATTGCTAAGTTAAAAGATTGTTATATAGCAGAAGTAGACTTAACTAATAAAACTATTGGTGCAGTAATACAAAAAGAATGGGGTATAAAGGTAGTACCAACTATTATTATATTTCAGGATGGTAAAGAAGTAAAAAGATTTGAACCTGGTATTTCTATGAAGTTTGATGAACAATCTGTTTTAGAAAGTATTAGGAAAGAAATAAAATAATATATAAATTAGGAGGCGTTATGGCATTTAAATTTAATTCTAATCAGGAAGCAGCTGACAAGAAAAGACGTAGAAAACTTACAGCAACTGGTACTGGTTTAGGGGCTTTGGCATTTGGTCCAGGTAGATCAGCTTTGGGGGCAGCAGTTAATGTTGCTAAAGCTGTTACTGGTGCACCTACGGGTGCTGGTTATGGTTTACTTCAAAGTGCATTTTCGGTAATAAGAGGTCAAGATACAGGTGGTACTTTTGGAAAATATTTTGAAAAAGGTAGAGCAACTACAGCACCAGCAGATATAGGTGGTGGATCTACATCTAATATTAAGGTTAAAACACCAGCTAATCAACCAAACACATCTGGTAAAATTATTCGTGATACAGTTAGAAGTAAAACACCTAATACAAATGTATATAATGATGATTTAGCAAAACAAGCTATGAAGAATATTGGAAAACCTAACACAACTGTTACTGGTTTACCAGGTAAAGAAAAAATAGCAACACAAATAGTTAAGGACACAGCAAAAAAAACAGGACAAACAATTTTAAAGTTTCCTAGAGTAGGTGTGCTAGACTTAGTTGGTGCTTTTGCTCCATTTCTTAAACAGGCTATGGATGCTAAGAAAAGAAAAGGGCAACTTTAAATATTTATTAACAAAAGAAGGAGAAGTAATGGCTAAACAAAAAGTCGATCTTCGCAAAGAAGCAGAAAGTAAAATGGAATCACTAGTAGAGCAACACAATGAACTTGCTGGGCAAATTCAAGAAGGTAATGCTAGGCTAGGAGAAGTAAAACAAATGATCATTGAGCATCAAGGTTATATGAAAGGTCTTGAAGCTTGCGATAAAAACTGTGAGGAGAAAAAATAATGGGACCAATATTAGGAAAGTTACTAACTAGTTTAGGAACTGAGAAACTGTTGAAAGCAATCATCTTACATTTAGGTGATTTCTTAGTAAGTAAATCATCAAATAAATTAGATGATAAACTATGGGCTGAAGTTAAAAAAGCTCTAAGTAAAAAATAGGAGGTACCATTGAAACTTAAGCAACGTGGTATAGTAATACCAGACCAGCATTATCCGTTAGAAGATAAGGCTGCAGTTAATTGTGTAGTGAAAGCTATACGTAAAATAAAACCAGATGTATTTGTTAATCTTGGGGATGTTGGTGAGTGGGAGTCAGTATCTGCATGGAGATATAAAGATAAGAAACTACCGCCACTTGAGTTTCAATTACCTATTGTAAATGAAGATATACGATTGGTTAATGAAGGGTTGGATGTTTGGGATGAGGTTTTAGATGAAGTCAAGTGTAAAAAGAAGTATTTATTACAAGGCAATCACGATCTCTGGTTGGATAATTTTTCTAACAAGTATCCCTATCTTACTAATTACAGCTTTTTTAAAGCGTGTAAAATAAAAGAAAGAGGGTATACATATACCGAATACAACCTACCAATACAAATAGGTAAGCTAACATTCTTTCATGGAGCATTTGCTACAACATATCATGCAAAGAAACATTTAGAAACCTATGGAGAGAATGTGATGTATGGACATACACACGATATACAGAGACATACACTAACAAAGCTTAATGGCAATATTGGTGCTTGGTCAATGGGTTGTTTAAAAGATATGTCACATGAACATAATAAATGGCTAAAAGGTAGATTACATAACTGGGGCCATGCATTTGCTATTGTAGATTGGTATAGCAATGGTGAATTTAAAGTAGAAGTAGTGGAGATAATAGATGGTAAAACATCTTTATGGGGAGAGATAATAGATGGGAATATTTAATACATCAACTGGTAAAGGACAAGAATTTAAAGGAACTTCTATAAATGATAGTAGAAGAAAGTATACTTTAAAAACAACGTCTAAAAAGAAAGGGAAACCTGTATCTATGGATGAAATTACTAGAGGTAATGTATTCTGTACACAACTTAGGAAAAAAGCAAATGCCTAAGAAAACAATTAACATTACAAACTTTAGTGGTGGTCTTAACAACAATACATCACCAAGAGATTTAATGGATAATGAGTTTCAAACGCTATTAAATTTAGATAATGAAGTGCCTGGTAAAATTAAATTGATAGGTAATGCAGCTGAAAATTTAACAGCTAATGCTTTAGATGCTCTTAGTTCTGTAAACTATGGGAATGGAATACATAATACAAACTTTGATAGAAATTTAAGCGGTGCTGAGACTGTAGCTGAAACAGAGTATTTATTTATACATGATAAACCAAATACAAAAGTTGTTGCATTAGATCTATCTGGAGGAGGACATGCTTTAGAATCTTCTGCTTTTGATATAGACTATGGTAGTGATAATGCTTTGTTGAATATGTATACTATTGACGGTGTGGTTAGAGTAGTTCCACATTATGGTAGTGCAAATAATCAAGCAAAGACTTTAGCATATTACAAATATACAAGAATGTTAGGAGCTAGTACTACAGAAGTTATTAGAAGTGTTTTAACTACAGGTACATATAAAGTGGTAGATATGTTTGTAGCACCTATACGTGGTGGTAGTGCAGCTGCTCCATATAGTTATGATATAGATGCTTTATATAATCATGCTACTCCTGATGCTGGTGGACAAAATATAAATTTATTTAAACCAGAGTTTGGTAGTGAAGTTTATATGCCAAGAGCAAATGTGTTAGGTAGTATAAGTGGTACAGAGTTTCAATATACTTCTGGAAGTATGCAGGATTGGTTAGAGCAAGAGTTAGATGGTTATGAAACGTTTTCTAGCAATGCTTATGATATAAATGGAGATGGCTCTATGGCATTTTTAGCTTACTTTCCTAACAACAATAATGATGATAACGATTCTACAATTACATTAACACAGGAAAGTAGATATGGTTTTTGGGCTACTAAAGTTTATAAAAATTATAATACTACATCAGAACAAGAATCTAATGTAACATTCTTAGGTATTGCACCACAAAATGCAAGTTCTAATGATATACAACAAAAATTAAGATTTGCTTTAATTGGAAGAATGGGTGATAGGGCTCATAACTATTGTGGTATAAAAATATATTGGGGATTAATTAATGATTTTGTAGAAGGGACAGATAGACATAGTGGATCAGTAACTGCAAAATATTTATTTTGTGAAGTAGATTTTGAAGAAGGAATAAGAATGGCTGGTAGTAATGACTATAGTGCTTTTAGTCTTATAGAAGCAAACAGTAAACATAATTTTATGTTCCCTACTAATTTTTTTGCAAATGCTACAGATACTTCGGGGGATGGTAAAGTAGTAACACGTTTATCAACAGCAGAACCTTTTATAGATGATGATACATCTGTTATAGGTAGGGCTAACACAGGATTTAAAACACATACAGTAATGAATAGAAGATTGTATGTTGGTAATGTTCAATACTATGATAAAGATAACAATCTTGTTACTAAATCTGATAGAGTATTAAAGTCTAGAACTGGCAAGTTTGATGTAATACCAGAAACTTCTTTTATAGATGTGGAAGTTGAAGATGGTGATAGCATTATAAGGCTAGAGTCATTAGGTAGTAAGTTGTTACAATTTAAAAAACGTAATTTATTTATTATAAATACTAGTAGAAATATAGAATTTTTAGAAGGAGCATATGATTATAAAGGTTGTGAAAAAGAATATCATGTAATGAAAGGTGAAGGATTTGTAGCCTGGTTTAATAAGTATGGAGTTTTTCTTTATACAGGTAAAAGAATTGTTGATATTACTTTAGGTAAAAATGGACAACCAAAGTTTGATGATTGGGGAGAAAAATATTATCACGATAATAATGTTATAGGATATATACCTAAAACTAAACAAATATATATTAGAAATAAACAAACTGTAAATAATAATTTTCCTGCTAATATATTGTTATACGATATTAAATCTGAGTCATGGACAACTGGTGATATAGGAACTACAAACGATATTACTAATATTATTACAAGAGAAAACGGTGATCTAAATTGGTTAGAAGTAGTATCTGGTGATGGCGAATTAAAAAAATGGAGTAATACTCCTACAACTTTTACAAAGACAGGAGTTATAATGCAGTCTAAGGAGTTTGATTTTGGTACTCCTATGGTAAATAAAAACATTAATACTATTTATATAAATTGTAAACAAACAGCAAACATAACATTGCAAGGATTTGGTACAAAAAGAGATAATACACCATTACCTTTAACTGATATTGGTGCATTAACAAACACTACAAGTAGCTTAAAAACGCTTAAATTGGTCCTTCCTGATGATTTTAAGAACTTAGTTAGCTTTGGTATAGCCTTGAAGAGTACAGGGGCCGTAAACGCTGGATTTGAAGTTAATGATATACAGATTGTATATAGAGATAAGGTGTATAGATAATGGAAGAGATGCTTAATTTAAAGACATTAGTAGAATCATTGAGTGAAACAAAAGATTTAGATAAAGAAGTTGATAATGTTAAACAACAATTCACTACACATATAGCTACCAAAAAAAATAAACCTAATAACTTTGAAGGTTCGGATGGAGATAGAATGGTAGTAAAAGAACAGGATGAACATTATCTCTACATAAAAGTAGAGAATAGATGGATGAAAACAAAATTGGAGGAAATATGAGTGTATCACAAGCAAGTAATGTTATGAAAGAATTTAGCATGGTTGGAAAACGTCAAGCAGTAAAAGATCAATTTGCTGGTTTAAGTGGATTTGGAGCTGGTTTAATGGATTTTTCTGCAGGACTGAGTACAATGACTGGAGTGCATGGAATGGTAACTGGTGTTCAAAACTTTATGATGACACCAGAACAGAGGTTTGCAAAAGGTATAGACACTCTTACAAAAAATGCTGAAACAATAAATACTTTTATAGACAAAATACCACAAGAGCAAAAAGAGAAATTGAAAAAAGCATATGGATTTGATAATGATTTTTCTGCAGTAAGAAAATATTTATCTGGTCTTGAATCAGGTGCTAATAAAAAAAGAAACGAGTTTGGTATACCTATACCCGATGAAAGTTTGGTAGATATATTTTTACAAAGCACAGAACAATTTGTACCAGCAGATTATTTTCAGGTAAATTTATGATAATACCTACAGATATTAGTTTTAGGCAAAAGTTATATAATCACATTAAATTGCGTGAAGGCTATAAGAACGTAGTATATTTAGATACATTAAGTAAACCTACAGGTGGTATAGGACATTTATTATCTTCTGAAGAGAAAAAAATATATCCAGTAGGTTGTTTATTAAAAGAATCTGTTATTAGAGAATGGTATGATAACGATATACAGAAAGCGTTAGATGCCTGTAATGACCAATGTAAAATATTAAATGTACATGACATAGATTTTAAAATAGCTTTAACGTCAGTAAACTTTCAACTTGGTACTAAATGGTTTAGAAAGTTTCCGTCAGCGTGGAAAGCGTTATGTCATAAACAATATGATAAAGCAATAGATGAGATTATGTATGCTGATAAAGAAGAAGAAAGATATTCAAGGTGGTATAAACAAACACCAGTGAGAGTAAAAGATTTTGTAGAGGCAATAGAGAATATTAAGGAGAGTGTATAATGGCACAAGATAAGAAGAAAGGTACAGCTCAAGATTTAATGCTACCCTTTTTATCTGAGAAAAAAATAATGGGAAGTGATGGAGGTAATCCAACACCTAATCCAGATTTTCTTAGAGCAATGCAAGCACAACAGGATAGTGTTGATGCTGTAATAAAAGATCAAAATAAATTTGGAGATAAACAAGATCCAATGTTAAGAGGAACAGGTCAACCTGGTGAGCTAGACAGTACGCCTAAAAAACCTAGTATGGAACCTATCTCTATGAATGATGATTTTATAAAATTAAAAATAGCAAAAAAAGAAGCTTCAAAAAGATATGCATATAACTTTGGATTACCAGAAGCAATGGATTTACTTGGTATGGAGTATGTATCTTTCGATGAAAGAGGAGAGGAGATTGTATAATGAGTGATAATTATGATGATTTGCAATATAGAGGGACTGGTTTTGATACTGCACAATTTTTTGCATCAAGTGGTATAGGTAGTGGTATAGGTGCTGGATCAGGATTTGGTTCACGTTTTGCTAACATGGGAAGTAGAATAAGTCCTGCTATGCCTAGACTTGGTGGTGCTATGGGTAAGTTTGGTGGTAAACTTGCTGGAGCAGCAGCAGCTAATCCTTTAGGATTTGCATTAGGAGCTATAGGTTTAGTTGGTGGTTTTTTTGCTGCAAGAAAAGCAAGACGTAAAAGAAGAAAAATGCTTAGAGAGAGAAAACAAAAAGCATTACAAGCTGAACAAAGATTAGTAGAAGCAGCTGGAGGAGTAAGAGAAGACTTTGGAGTTCAAAGAGATTTTCTTGGTCAGTCTGTAGGTTTAAGACAACAAGGAGCTGTAGATAATTTTGAAAGAGTTAGAGAAAGAACACAATATAATTTAGGTGCTACTAACTTAGCTGGTTCTGGAGCAGTAGATACAACTATGTCACAATTAGATAATAGGTTTGCTATGAGTGCAGATAATTTACAACTACAAGAACAACAAGCACAATTTAGATTAGACCAGTCTGAAGAAAGTCAATTAAGAAGTATACAGAATAATTTATTAGAGTTGTCTCAGTATACTGGTAGTAAGATTAACGTATTAGATAACGTATAGGAGATAGAAATGTCGTATAGTAAATCATTAATAGATTCTTTAATAATGTTTGGACAAGTAGGAAGAGCTACAGCAGATTATTTTACTAAAGATGATATTGATCCAACAGCAGCTGCTAAAGATGTTTTATTAGCACAGTTTAAAGCAGAGGCTGATTTAAATAATAAAATTACAAGTGCTGCAATACAAGTTGGAGTAACTGAATATAGTGATGTCTTAGCAGAAGCTAGAGCTATAAGATCAGAAAAGAGAGCAGATGATAGAACAAAAGCTGCAGAAGATAGAGCTATGGAAGATTATGAAACACAACTTGGAATAGAAGATGAATTTGCAAAGAAAAAAGAAGGTAGAGCAGAAACATACGCAGATAAAACACTTTTAGAAGAAGCAGGAATTACAGTAGGTTCTGTTCCAGTTCCTGACTTAATGGACAACCCTGCATTTGCAGCGTTTACAACAGGTCAAGCTGGTATTCTTAGAGGTGGAGGTCAAATCTTTGGACCTAAGATAGGTCAAGCTGAAGATGCTGTAAGAGAACAAGTTAAAGCGGTAACAGATGGTTATGCTCAAGCTGGAGATAGTTTTCAAAGAATGCTTATGAAAAAATCTGTATTAGGTGATAATGCTGCATTTGATGTAGCTGCTAATGGTATAATGAAAGATATTAATTTATTAAAATCTAATAAAGAAGCAATTAAAAATTTTTCTAGTGCAGGTCAAAGAAAGATGAGAGATGAAGTAATTTTAATAGATAATACTATTAAAGAATTAGAAGGTTATTATAAACAATTAACTAACTAATGAAATTAAATAATCGATTATTAAAACAAACTATTAGGGAACTTGAAGTTGGTATTATAAATCAAGACAGGTTTTTACAAAAACTTGATACTATATATAAAGCAAATCCTACATCCTTTACTGAAGAAGAAGTAGATTATATAGAGAAACAATTTAAAAAAACTGGTGTTGATTTTAATAGAGACTTAAAGGTTGCTGATGCTAATCTTATAAGTACTGCTAATCAATTTGTATCTGGACTAGTTGAGGGTTTTACAACGCTTGGCTGGTCAGACGAACCTGATACATCTATAGAATCCATAGCTAATAAAGTAGGACACCTTGTTGGTTTTGCTCCTGATGTTATTGCTAGTGCACTATCTATGGGTCAATATATACCTGTTGCTGTAGCTAAACGTGCTAGTTTAAAAGCAGCTGGTGGTGTAACGAAAGGTTTACGTGCTGCTGGTGATGTAGCTCCTCCTGCATTTAGAAAAGAAATAGGTACAGATACTTTTGCTTTACAATCAATACCAATGAAGGTAGCTGATAAAGTTATAGAGCAGGCTAAGGGATCATTCGGAGAAGCTGGTATATTAAAAGACGGGTTTCTTGCTAAGGGTATATTAAAAAGTCCTAGGTTTAGAGATATAGGAGAGCAAGCTGCACACTTAGGTATAGCTATGGGTGTAAGTAGTTGGACTGATGGTGCTAAAGGTGCAGCAGATGCAGCTATACATGGTGCTATAGCAGGTGGTATGTTTGGAACTATTGGTAATTATGTAAACGTAGCACGTATATATGCTAATCCTAAGACTAGAAAACTTGGTGAAAAGATTATTCGTAGAAAAGCTGATGAGTTAGCAGCAGAAGACAGAACACTAGAAGGAATTAATATGGCTATTAAAGGTGCTATTGGTTCTGGATTGCAAGGTGGTATGGCTACTGCACAAAATTTACCTGTACCAGAACAGGTGTATGAGTATTTATTAGGAGCTTTCTTTGGTGCTACTGCTAGAGATGCAGGGTTTATACAAAGAATTAAATATTTAAATAAAAATTCAGAACGTTTCCGTTCATTAGAAAAAACAGAACAAACTTTAACAAGAGAACTTGAAGCTGATCCAGAGTTCTTATCATTACCTAAATTTGATAGAGACTATGTAAAAAGTAGAATACCATTAATACAACAACAAGTATTTGAAAGAGATGTTTCTATAACTAAAGTTGTAATACCAGAAGTTAAAGCTATCTTAGACGAGAAAGGTATTACAAGACCTACTCGTGAACAATGGGAACAAATTAAAACTGAGGTAGAACAAACTAAAATAGCAGAAGCTATGCAAAGTGTTGAAAATATAGCAGTATTAAGTGATAAAGATAAGAGTGGGTTGGAAGCATTTAAGAGAGAGATAAAAGAAAACTTAGGAATGGATTTAGCTGATTTAGTAAATCTTACTGCAAAAGATTTAAATGAACCAGCTATTAATAATCCACAGATAAAAACATTAGTAGAAAAACTTAGAAAAGAAAATATATCTACAGGACAAGATCAGTTGTTAGTTGACTTAGGAAGACTTGCTGTTGAAAGTGAGTATAGTTTACCTAAATTTAAAGAGGCTTTAAAAGTAAAGTATCCTCAACAAATAGGAGATGGAAAGAAATTTTTTAAGAATGTAAATGAATCATTATTAGGTTCATATTTAAAACTTAAAAAGAATGTACAAGTAAGAGAAGATTATGAGATAGACTTTAGTAGTGGTCAGCCAGTTGTTACTAGACAACCTATGAAGGATATAGGAGATAAACCAGTTGGTGCTCCAAGACAAAAGAGTAAATATAATGAACACATAGCAGGTGGTACTAGAGTACGTGTTATTGTTAGACAAGCTTATATACAAGAGAAACTTCATAAGTTTGGTTTAATGGTAAAAGATGGAGAAGGATTAGTAGAAGTACCTATATTTGGTAGAAAGAAAATTTTAGATTTTTCTGACAATGATATTACAGTAGGTTCTGGTAAGAATAAAAAAGTATTATATGAAAAGTTTGAATATTATTTAAAAGATTCTATGTTAAACGATTTAAACCTTTCTGCTAGAGAACAAGGTTTTTATATATATGGTGGTGCTAAAGATACTGGAGAAATTATACTACACAAACGTCCATTTACAGACACAGAAATTACTACTACTTTACAAAAACAATTATTAAAAGATAATAAATTATTTACACAGGATAAACTAACAGATATACAAGCAGAAGATTATGCAAGTAATATTTATTATTCTTTATTAGATGCTGGTTATATAAAAGCTAATGAACCAATAACTTACACGAAATTAAACGAAGGATTAAAAAAGTTTAGAGATAATCCTTTATTTGAGACTGTACAAAAATTTAATAAGTATAATAGCTTGGCTCAAGGTCAAGAAGTAAAGTTAGAGTCCGTAGATTATAAAGGTAAACTAGATGATAACGGAGAGTGGAGAGTTGTACAGATAGAAGATATACCTTCTACATTTAAAGTAGATGGAGTACCTTCTAAGAGTGCTATAGATGCTGTAGTTTATGTAAGAAAAGATGTATTTGATGCTATTTCTAAAGCTAATTACAGAGATCCAGATAGTGGTTTTTTAAAGCTTGTAGGTTTTAAGGCTCCAAGAGAAGGAACTGGTACTATATTATTTAAAACTGGTACATTTAGAGCTACTACTGCTATGGATAAGTTTATGGTAGATAATAAGATTGATATTATTACTGCTGAATCTGCAACAAAAACATCATTAGGTATTAAGAAACATAAATTAGACTGGAATAATAATACCAAAGAATACTCTATTAAAGATAACATAGAATCATTTGGTATAAAACCAGAAGAATTATATTTGAACTATGGTGTTTATGAAAATCCTAATAAACTTTATCATGGTTTATTAGTTGCTAAACAAATGTTTGATAAGTTAAATAAAGATCAGATAGGTAAAGATTATGATAATTTTATAGCTGATTACGATAGAATGATTGAATCTTCTATTATAGGTGATCCTGCTTTAACTAAAAACTTTGAACAAGCTTTTACGAAACAAGACTTAACTCATAAATATGATATAGATACAATATCATTAGGTTCAATAAACAGAGTGTTAGAATCTGGACAAATAAAAACTCCTTTTGGATTAAAACTATTAAGAAAAATATTAGAAAGAGGTCGTGAAGATTATCATCAAAATATACAGGAAGCTACTGATTTAATAGATGTTTCTTTACAACAACTTGTTAAATATGATGTGCCAGATGCTTTGTTTAAAACTGGATATGATATGGGTTCAGTTATATTTCCTCCTTATTTATCTTTTATTAACAGAAGTTTAACAGAGTATCGTCATAGAAGAGTAGTAAAACCTAGAGTTAAAAATGGCGTAGAAGGTAAATTAGGACCTGCTGATCCAGAAACTGCTACTGGATTGTTAGATAATCAAATAAGATTAGGAGAAACTTTTAGAGATATGCCTATAGTTGTAGCAGGAAAACCAATGAAGTTGGGAGAGGCTGTTGATAGATTAAGTATTATAAAGAATGATATACAGCAGTTTGGTACAGAAATAAATCAACTAAGAGAAGGTCTTACATTTTTAATTATGCGTAATCCTAATAGTGGTAATGGTGGTGTACGTGTTGTAGAAGTAGTTGGATTCACAGGTAGAAGAGGTATGAATGTAGTCACCACTTCTAAAACAGATTATTATTTAGGTGGTGCAGATAAAGATGCTGACAGTGTATTTATGTATCAGAATATGCCTGAATCATTTAAGACTGTATTTAAAAAATATGAAAATGAATTAGCAGGTAAAAATAATGAAGATGCACTATCTTTTGAAACTCCTCAGGGTAAAGAATGGCAAAGTCTAATTGAACAATATCCAGATATTAAAGTATCTGAAGGTGGAGTAAATGGTACTAGAGCATTAGAAGATTTAATGAATAGCAATTTAAGAATTGATGTAGCAAGAAATGCACGTATTGGTAAAAAGAATATTGAGTTTGTAGTATCTGGATTTAATCGTATGCAAATGATAGCTGATATTATCCAACAGGATACTGCTATGGGATTACCAGAGATGAAATTAACTACATTTATTGACGGTATAATGTTTCCTATTGGATTAAAATTAAAAACTTCTGTAAAAGAGTTGCAGTTAGATACATATAGAGGTATTAATTTAATGGCAGACTCTGCAAACTTTACAAAGGTAGCAACCTATGATAAGATATTAGATACTTTTTGGAGTAAACATTTTGAAATTACAGGTAAACCTGAAATGGTAATTGAAAAAGGATTAGAAAAACAAGTAAAAACAAGTGATATATTTGATAGATACAGCAATGAATATGAGTATGCTTTTAACAGAATTGCAGAATTAAAAACATTTAAAGATATACATTCTGTTGGATATAGGAATAGAAATGTAACAGATCCAACAATATCTACTACTATTGGAGAAAAATATTTAGAAACTTTTAAAGGACAAAATAGATTTTACTACCATATGGCAAAGTCATTAGTTGATTATCCTAATTTTGTTATTAATCCTTTTAAATTTTATGCTAAAAACTTTAAAGATTTTGCTTCTAATGATGTAGCTAAAGCATTGGTGTTAAGATATAGAGAGCTTGTAGTTGATCATCCGTTGTTGCAAAGGTTTGGATTAACTGATAATTACAACTCTCAGTTAGAAGCAAAAGATACATTGAATTTAATTATTAATGAACCAGGATTGTTACATCAAAAAGTTTTTGAATATCAAGGTATATTTAGAAGTTTAAAAATGTCAGAACAGTTTATTAGAGATATACAACAGAAAAAACCTAATGAGTATGGATCTGAAACTGCTGAAATGATTGTAAAAGATATTATAGATCAAACATTTATGATAAAGTCTTTATTTGATAGAGGTAATAACTTAAGTTTTCCTGGTAAAAAACATTTAGAGTTGTCTGGAAATGATGTTAATACTTTAATTAGAAGAATAAAATTAAATTTTAAAAAGAAATATCCTACTATTTATAAAGATATAGAACCTATTATAGAAACATGGTTACAATCAAGCCCTTTAAAAGGACCAACTACAGATATACAAAAACTTGCATTGTTGGATATTGAAAAAGAAAATTCTAAAATTAGTAAGTTTATAAAAAAAGGTGATAGATTAAACAATGAAGACTATTCAAGAGCTTTATATTTTAAAAATTTAGCACTAACAAAGTATAGACCTGTTGTAGATAATATATCTAGTTATCTAAGTATTAGTGATAAAGGTAGACAAAGTTTTTTTGCTGACATGCGTAAAATGTTGGAGTCTAATGGACAAAGAGTTGGGGAAAAGCTAGCTGAAAAAACTATGGATAATGATGCAATTAAATTTGAAGAGCAGTTTAAAACAACATTTAGTATTGAAGCATTTGATAGATCTTTATCTGACAATACAGTTTATCAGAATAACTTTGAAATAGTAGAAGGTAGAGTTAAGTTTAATTTCTTTGGTAATAAAGATAAAGTAGTTGACACAGTTATAGAAGATGCTCCTACATTAAAAACTAAACAAGAAAATTTAGATGGATATATAGGAGAACTCATACCTCAATTTGAATATTTATTTAGAGTAGAGTCTGATAAGAATGCTATTTTAACAGATAGAGCTAGCAAAGAAATTAAAAAACTTAGAGAAACTTTGTATCAAAATCCAGATACTATAATGAGATTGGAAGAGATGTTTATGGAATTAACATACAATCAAACTGGTGTTCAAAGAAGACTTGAGACTATGACTACCGAAGATCTTATTATGTTTAATAAATCTTTAGAAATGTTATTAAGTAATAAAACTGCATTTCAAAAACAAAGAGAAGCAATTAGAAAACCTAGTGCTATAGATCAAACATTAGGATACGGACAAGCTGCTAAATATTTATTTAATTTAGATAGAATGGAAATAGAAACTAATGCTAGACCTACGCTAGATAAGAATGGTGAAATATCTAAGAAGAGAATATCTGTACCTGTTACTACTCTTGAAGCAGGTAGAGTAGCTATTGATAAATTTGACACATACCAAAAAATTATTTATAAACTTCAACAAGATAAAGTTGATGGTGTATATTATTATTTTAACACTACCGATAAAACAATGGCAGAATATAGAGACTTATTGTTTCAAGCTGCTGTAAATAAAATAGAATACAATCCAGGACCTGATGGTAAACCAAGGTTTCCTACGCAAGTTGGTGGTGAGGGGGAAAGAACTTATATTGTAGATTCTTATTTAGATACTCAATCATCAATAAAAAAATTAGAAGATAAAGGAATTGTATTTAATATACCTCAGGGTAATATAGATGGTACTTTAACACCTATAAAACCACAACAGTTTGTAGACAGAATTGCATCTGACACATCTAAGTTATTAAGAAGTATTAAGAATACATACATAGATACAAACGTACAACAACTATCTAAAACATTAGTAGACTTACAGAAAGTTAAAGGTTTGTCATATGGTACTAATAAAGATGGTGCATTCGTTGTAAAAGGCGTGTTTAAAGACTCTATAACAAAAGATATAGACTCACGTAACCTTGAACAAACTTTCTTGCTAGAAACAGGCATTATAAACGAAAAAAGGGTGTCATTGTTATATAAAGATATGATGAATAGAAACGTTACTGATAGAGAATATATTGGTAAATATTTAATGAGTGTAAATGATTATAGATTTATTAAATACCATATGGAATTAAGAGATAGAGTACAATTTATGTTACAACCAAGGGGTATTGATGTTAGTAATCCTAAAGGTAAAGTATCTCAAAAAGGATCAGAAGCTTTTATTGTAAAGCAAACTGTATTAAAAGAGTTAGCAAAAACTAAGGGTGAGTATACTAAATATTATGTTGGTGATATTGCAGAAGGTTATTTCCCTAGACTTGGACATGGAAGATACCAAGCTAATAAAGACAAACTTGCAGAATGGATTGAAGGTAATGTTGAAAGTAAATTTCAATTAGCATTACAAAATAAAAAATTACTACCAACTTATCTACAAGCAAAGATGGACATAGATGGTGTAAGTCATATGGATGCAGCTTTAACATATAAAAAAGATTTAAGAGCAGGTTTTGAAAGAATGATAGGTGTTTCTCTTACTAATGGACAAGCAGCTGCAGAAAGACAAATATCTGATATGATGGAAAGACCTAATTTAGATGGATTTATTGGTGACTATGCAGCAAGTATGACTAAGAATAGAGGTGAAATATTTATGCCATTCTATCAAAAAGATATAGATGCTGTACGTTTTTATACTAGTGGATTATTTAAAATGTGGTTTACAAATCTTGCTGGATTAAGATCTGAAATATTGTTAAGAAATTTTGACAAAGTACATAAAGGTCAAGATTGGGCAGCTGATTGGTCAAACTATATGAGAGATTCTTTTACAAATATGATGGGTTTAAGTACATATCGTGCATTGAACTTACATGGTATACAAAAGAAAGATCAAGAGTTCTTAAGACAGTATATAAAAGATGGCTTGACTGGGCCTAAAGAAGGTACTGGTAGATATAAAAAAGATTTAATTAAAGATTTTGATGCAGCTATTGATGTAATGCCACATGAACAAATGTTAATATTTAAAAGAAACAACAGAGATGTTGCAAAAACTAAAGCAGAAATTAAAACATTGAGACTTTCAAGAGCTAATAAGTTAGTAGAAAGAGTTAACTCTACTGGTAAGTATGGATCATTATATCATCTAACAAGTGATGAAGTAGCAGTAAGATTCTTTAATAAAATAGATAAAGCTTTTGGTGGTAAGTTATTTGGTCCACTACCTACTAATGCTAAAGATAGACAGTTTGCTATTATGCAACGTGTAAGACAGTTGAGTGACTTAGAAGGTAAGTTTGAGTTATTGTCTCTATTATCACACCCTAAAACAGCTATTACTAACTTATATGGTGGTACTGTTAATACCATATCTGATACAGGTTGGCAAGCATTTAGAAGAGCAAATGATTCTGAATGGATGATACAAAATTTATTTGGTGGAGGTAAAGCAGAGTTTTCTGTAGTTGGACCAGATGGTAAAGTTCAAAAAGTACAAATAAATAGTATGAAAAGAATCTATGAATGGATGGAAACTATTGGTGTGTATGATCAGATGTTCTTAGATCTTGTTTCTCTTGATAAAAACTTTGGTAGACAGGGTGTTAAAAAGTTTTGGGTTGAGTTTATATCACGTATGAACAAGTCTTATAAAGAAGGTAGAATAACTTCTAAAGAATTACATGATATTGAATCTAAAAGAACTTTAAGAGAAACAGCAGAATATCTAAAAGTAGAGATACCTATTGTTGAAGCTGGTGCTTTACCAATGAAATGGTCAGAACGTAGATTACGTGGTACTGCATTTTTGGCTAACTATATAAACATGAGAACTATTTTAGGTAAAGAAATATTTGATGGAATACCATTTAATAGTCCAGTAGCTACAGATTTTGCCATGAAAGGTGTTAAGACATCACAGTTTATGTATCAGGCTACATTCAGGCCTAACTTTGCTAATACATCTTTAGGTCGTGTATTAACTAGATTCCAACCATATGCATGGAATAGTATCGGTAGACGTATACAAATAGTTAAAGATGCAAAGCTTGAAGGTTGGAAGAGAGATACATTATCTCAAAAAAGATTTGAAAGACAATTTACTTTAGATCTAATGGCATTAGCTCTTGGTAATATATTTATTGCTAGTATATTTGAGTATGCATTATCACCGCCTATGAACTGGTTGCAAGATACATCTGCATTATTGTTTGGTGATGAGAAAGAAAGAGAACGTGCATTCTTCAGTTCATATCCTTCTCAATACTTAGCACCATTACAGATCGTAACACCTCCTATTGCTAGGTTTGTATTATCTCCTATCACTGCTATATTAAATGGTGATATGGAAAACTTTTATAAATATCAAGTTGCTACATATTTTCCTTTTGGTAGACTGTTCAGAGACGTAAAAAAGACCTACGATAGTCCAGCTATGGCTGTAGATTTTATGACTGGATTACCATTGAGAAGATTACATTCAATTAGACGTGATCAAATGGAAGAGCAAGCTGCTATAGAAGAAGAGCTTGATACTATTCCAGAAGATTAATCTTTTTTTTCTATCGGTGGCTAATATTTTTTCCCCCCTTTTTTTTACTATTATTAGTTTGCCAACCAATTTATTATTTGCTTATAAAGGTAAGACAGGGTTTAATACCTGCACGACTCCTTTTAAGCCGTATTATAAGAGGGGAAAAGTTTTGATGGAGACGATAAGTGAGTTAAAACCGCCTCCATCTTCACACATAGGAGTATATGTTATTACAGTTCGTTTACACGATCTAGTAATTCTTCTAGTATAATCATCTCTTGTTTAGATACAAACGGTGCTTTCTTATAATTAACTAAAGCTGCTTTCATAAGTAATACTTCAGCTGGATTATAAAATACCAATACTAATTCTGAATCTACATGTATAGTTGTTTTAGTCATTGCATTCCTCGCATTTCTCATAACCACGAAAGTCTGTTAAATCGTTATCATCTTCTGACTTCCTGATCTGTTCGTTTTGTTTTTGTTTTAGTTCCTGTTCAAGAGCTGTTATAATTTTTTGAGCTAACTTAATTATTATGGTAGCTTCATCTTTATTCATTTCGATCATCATTATTATCCCTTTCTATTTTAATTAATCTTAACCATTCTTTCAATGGTATTACTGCTAACGCTTCTTTTCTGTCCATTCTAGTTACAACTATATCTACATCATCTCCATGATTCTCTGGATATAACCACTCAGCTATTCTTTTTCTACGTTTTGCCTGTATACAGTAGTCTTCTACCATTACATCTACAACTTCTGATTTACCAAGTGATCTACCGTCAGAGGCATAGGCCCTCTTTGCAGAGAGCCCAGCATCTTTAGCTGCGTTTACAACTTCACGTTCAAGGTTATTACCACGGACTTTATTTCTATGCGTCATAGTGTTGTCCAAAGTCTAACTTTGTATTCCATCTGTGCATACCTAAGATTAATTGATGCTTAACACCAACTCCTAGGTATAAAGATATACTACGTCCATGATTATTGTTCAACATCATTCCAATTCGGAAGAACTTGAAAAATCTTAAATCGTGAACTTTTATGTTCAACTCATTTGTACTTGAGTATTTGAATATATATTCCATATTGTTTTCCTTTATATTTCTATACGTTTAAATGTCATAGTGCTTGGATTAAATTCAGTAACAAACTCTAACCTACCATCATCTCTAGATTTCTCAGACATAACAGTACGATATACTTCATTACGATTACCTTTAATCACAATTACCTTATCTGCTTTTTGTACCACATTAGATGAACCTTTTAAGGAATGTAATCCTATAGTACCTTGAGAAGCACTAGCTTTGTTCAAATGATGTATTGCAAATATCAAAGTGTTATTACGTTGTGCAATCTGTTTGAGTGCATCTATAATAACATTTTGTTTTTGTATATCACCATCAAACCTATCTACTTGCATCTCATCAGTAGTATCAACTACTAATACATTAGGTTCATATTGTGCTACAACTTTCTTTACTGCTTCAATTTCAGGAGCAATCACCATTATGTTTAGATGATCTAACTTATCTTTCAAAGAAAACTCTGGATCATTTTTGTATTGATTAATAACCCAATCACTTGTTTTCTCTTCAGCGATCTGTCCAAATCTTCTCCATATCAATATTTCATTCATCTCTAATGATAAGAATAAAGTATCTTTCTTAGCTTTTGCTACTATATTTTGAACGAATGCAGTCTTACCCATACCAGTATCACCACTAAATATTACTAGCTCACCTGGTTTGAATACGTAATCAGGAGCACCATCGAATATGTCTTGTATATTAATACTCCTTGAGGTTAGATCATTAGTTATGTATTGTTTGAATGTATCTTCTAGTGAATCAACATCTCTAATATCTAATACATAATCTTTACGTTTGAAATGAATACACTTTGGATCACAATACTCCATAAGTATTGCATCATCACAACCATATATATATTGATTATCATATACGTTATTAACAGTGCGTTCTATTTCAGATATATCTAACTCTCCTTGAGACCACTTAGCTATTCCGTTTAATGCAACAATAAATGGTATTCCAGCTCTTTTCCAAGAGCTTACCATACGCATCATATTTTTATTTCGTGAACCTTGAGTAGGTCCTTCATTAAATATATGCTGCACACAAGTAACAACAGAATTAGTTTCACCGCTTCTCATTGGTGTTAATTCTATGTTCTTGTTTACACTTGATATTATTGACGTTTGTAGATAAGGTTCTACAAAAGCACTCTCATCATTAAATGTTGCATAAAAGTTTGGTTTAGATTTTGTATATTTTGTATACTCTTCTTTAGATGATGCATATAAACATACTTCATCATAAGATAAGTTCCATATATCTTCTAATGGTATCCAAACTTTATACAGTTTAGTCTTTTTATTTAACGACCAGTTGGATCTAATGATCCTTGTCTTATCGTAAATATTATCACCAAAACTAAAGTGTTTATTGAATGTAGCTTTTACTTTATCATGTAACTTTTTATTCGGTTGAAAACCAAATACGTTAAGTAACTCAATATGATAACCGCTACCACTAAACCAGATATTGATATGGCTACTGTCAATGCCAAAATCAAACAACTCATTACAAGTATGTTGTAAATAGCTTTGCATGTTTTCTCCATCAATATCTCCTTTGTCAAGGTCTATAATAAATTTATCTGGATAGACTAATCCATTATAACCTTTAACTGTTTTATGTTTTAGTAAGTGATCACGAAATGTATTGTCAAACAAATAGTAAGATCTATACATCTCTTTCTTAAAAGCGTTTGCTTTTTGTTTTGTTAAGTATTCAGTGTATGTACAAATTTTATTTCTTTTCTGTACACCACCTTCAACTACCTCTATTATCCTATTTTCCATCCTTTTACTTTCCCACTTTTATGTTCAACTTCTTCTAGTTTTATGCCATGCTTTCTTAAAGTATTACTTTCACGTATCTTTCTAAATGCCCTAGCATAAGTACTTGCAGTGTGTATTTTTTGGTGTGCTAACCTACCATACAATGGTATTGCACCTTCCAAATCATAACTATAAAAGATATTATTTTTACCTTTAATACTTTTAATCCACGCAATAACTATATCTTCAGCTGTCATTAAAAGGGTACTTCCTCACCTTTGAAGGTTTCTTTTGCAGTCTCAATAACTACTTCAGTTTCGGATGTAGACTTATCATAGTCTTTAGGATAACCTTTAGCTATTTGTTGATTGAACCTTGATTCAAGTTGTTCTTTACTATCTGGATTAGATACAACACCCCAAGTATTACGTTTGTATTTACCTGTTGATTTGTAACTGATACAAGATATTTGTTTATCTACTAGAGATTCTAGTGATTTAGTATCTAGTATTCCAGCATCACTAACATTAAGATCACATTTAGCTGCAACAAACAATGTGTTAAGATCATCTGGATAAGACATACCTGTTACAACACCGCTTTGATCTTTTTCAAAGTTTTGATTTACAAAACAAGTGTATGTATATCCATTGTTATCATCTGTTAATTGCAATTTTAAACTCATGTCTGTATAAGGTGAGTCCATCACTTCAACATCAGTTATTGTAGTATCATTCACAAAATAATTACGAATGTTCTTACTACTATTTTTGTATTTAGTACCTGTAATAGCCATTATTTACTATCCTCCATGTATTCGTTAGTTTTATCTGCAATAGCATCACGCATCATATCATTGTGAGATTCACAATGTGTTTGTAATGCAACAACAGATCTTGTTGTATCGATAAGTTGATATCCATAATCAGTATCATTTAATGGTAATCTTAATAATACAAAATCACCATGGTCATTACTGATTGGTTGTATATCACCTTCTTTTAAGCCCTCGATTCTGTGCTCACTAGGCATCTTTCTTTTTGTCATCTTTGCCTCCATCTTGTATTACTTTTTCAAAGTAAGATTTTGTAGTACCTAATCTAACTTTAGTATCAAAGTACCCATCTTGTCTTTGCTTTTTGTATTTTAGATGTTGTTCATCACCCATAAATTTAGATGCTTGAGCAGCTAACTTATCTAACTCTTCAAGTTCTTTTATTGTTACGTGTGATTTCTTTTGAGCAGTCTTTGCATTTTCTACTTCTTCTTTAGAAGCTATTGAATAACCTCCACCGAATCCAGCAAATGCTAAGGCTCTACCAACTGCAGATGTTTCACAGTTTTCTAGTGCTGATGTCTTATTAACAAACCCTGTATTGTCACGTTCAGCTGCGTGTCCAACATAAAACCAATCTGGTTTGTCTTCTTTCATAGGATACACAGTAGCTTGCACTAAATACTCGTTGCATCTTTCACCTGATGGTGTGTCTGTAATATTATTTACAGATACTAATCTAGGTTCTATTGTTGCTTCGGGATATTCTGACAAGAATGCGTCAAGACGATCTTTTACTTCTGTGTATTCCTTACCTTTGAACTTCATTTAAGTTCCTTTCATTTTCTTATTTATATTACGCTCTATTGAGCCTTGTAATATACTCCTAAGTTGTGAATTTTACAAGTATTTTTCGTAAATAAATTCACCGTAGTCACCACAACCATTGCAATATGCAACCCATATATCTCCAAACTCTTCAGCATGTCCTGCTGGATTTGAACCTGTGTTACATACTGTGCATACTAACAGTCCTGGATCTTCTTCTGCTTCTATTGCTTCTCTATTTTCTTTAATTTTATCATCAACTTTTTTCATTTTTTCGTATAGTTCTTTATACTTATTATTGAAGATGATATTATTAGGATTTAACTTACCCTCATGTTTTATTGACCACTTTTTCTCGTTCATTACTACCATCCTTGCCTATCTCTTGTTGTTTGTTTGTCAAACTTTTCTAACCAAGATTTATTTTTACCATTTATACGAAAGGTACTATACTTTTTATAAGTAAAGAAATACCATGCTCCGTATCTTTTACGAAAGAGCTCTGCTGTCAGAGCCCTCTCTTTTGCCGTCATTGCTTTATTCTTAGGCTGTATTACTTCTGTTATCATAACACTCTCCTTCTCATTTTAACATGTATATATTTGATTTTCATTTTTAATAGCAACTCATATGGTATTGAATGCTTTTCACATATAGCAACTTCGTGTAAAGTGCCTATGTCTATACGCATACTTGGACCATATGGTTTTTGATCAGTTATCTCATTGACTGGATAACCTTGTGATGCCATTAAAACTTTTTCTGTATCATCTCTTACTAAACCTAATTGACACCATATTGTATTGTTGTGATATTTTTCCCAACATTGATGGAATGTAATTAAGTTTTCAAGTTCTATTGTAAAGTCTATATCCTTACTTTGGAACATTTCTTTGTAAGGCATTCTATGTTCCCAATCATTATGATCTGATTGTGTTTCTTGATTGTATATAAGTTCACTTATATTTGATTTCATTTCTTTTCCTTTCATAATAGAGTGCGGGGACCAATGAGATTGATAGTGGATATAGAGAGGTATATAGCCCCCACACCAGTTAATATATTACTAATGTAAATCTAATGAACAAGTAACAAAATTGAAAGAGAAATTTTTAATATAAGGTTCATCTTTCAGTATCTTTTTTACATTGTTGCATATCAAACTACCAGTCATATTGCTACAATAACTGGTTGCTTTTTGATTACATGGTACATCATCTGCTGTATCATCTTCGTACCAAGTCTTTATATATTCTTTAAGAGTTGGTCGTTCAAATGTATACTGCTGATAATACTCTGCACCCATTCTACCGTCAATAAGTATTTCAGGTTTTTCTAAGCCCAGAATATTCTTTACTGCATCTAATCTTGAGTTCATAGAATCAAATCCAAGAATAATCACATTACGAGGTTCTTGTAATATGTTCTCAAATTCACCATTATGCGTACTAATGTATGCACTTGGATTAATTGCTATCAACTTATCTTTCAATGCTTCTACTTTTGGTTTGTTAATATCATTAGTATCATATATTGATACACCGATATTAGGGCTTTCAACACGATCCATATCATATAAATGTACCATATTTGCACCCATTCTTACCATAGTTGTAGCTGCGGCACTACCAATAGCGCCGCAACCCAAGAAATGATAAGCATATTCATCAAAGTTATTAACTAATCCAGAATATCTCTCATTCATTTCATTTCTCCTTTCGTACTAATACTTCTTGAAATACCAAAAGACTGTTCAAAATCAGTTAACTCTTGTATATTTGGTTTATCAGCACCTTTTGCATAAATGTAATCATCTGCCATTAGCAAATGTACACATGATGCAAGTTGTTCATGCTCTACTATAAGAACTTTAAGTTCACTCTTATTCCTACCGAGTTTTCTATTTAAATTTCCTACAGCTTTTCTGTACTTTGGATAATCAGAATCATTAGTATAGTCTTGTAAGATATTATCTAACTTTGCTTCAAGCTGTACTCTTTCTTCATCTGTTTTATCAGTAGCCCAGATATTCATTTGATTGTAATATCCACCACCATACATATTGTTAAATGTATTAGGTGTATTCTTAGTCGAATATCTATATGTTACAGGTTTAGGCTTTGTACACTTCTCTTCAACTTCATTGATAATATGATCTGGTATTTCATGATTACCTATTTCCATTTGAACATCAGTTTGTATACCAGTTCTCCAATCACATACTCTAAGAATATGTTCTTGTTTTAGATTTACAACTAAATTAAATGTATATCTACCAAGCACTGATTTATGTTGATTGATTGCTGTATGATCTGTAGAAGACCAGAACACACCCATTGTGTGATGACTGTGCCACCAACATAACCAATACTCTCCTTTACCATGTTTCAATTCCATTTTAACTGTGTAATCACTAACAGCGTCTGCTGTTATTTCTGTATTACTTGCACAAATTTCTTGTTCAAGTATTACTGGATCAGTAAATACAAACTTGTTATCAACTTCTTTAACAAGCATATATCCACCAATCTCTGAACCATGCTCATCATAAGCATATCTAGAGTACTGTTGTATAGTATTCCAATCGTCTTGATTCATTACGAATTTACTCATCATTATCCTCTCTTTCTGTTTGTGAAATAGCATTTAATCTTCGTTCATATGCTATTGGTGATTCACCTGGTCTTAATCCAGGAAAATCTACTGTGTTTAACTCAAATTCAAATTCATCATCATAACCTGATTCATATAGATCTTCTTCTTCTTCTGTAAATGGAAGTTGTCTATCGATATCTAAATCTGATAATCTTCTGTTGATGTCTTCGATTTTTTCTTGAAATGCACTATGCATTTTTTCTATTTCAGTCCATTCTAAATTATCTACAAAATCTAAAAGATTTTCCATCTTTGCGTATAATCCATGACCTACTGTTAAGCATTGATCTTCATCTAATACTCTTTTAACTGCATCTACCAATGAATATATATATTCTTGATAAGCAGTAATGTGTAGATCTCTTATTTCCTTTGGATCGTCAACGCAATTATCATCATCTAATATTTGCATTAGATATAATTGATGTAGATTTTCTTGAATAACTAAACTGTTAGGTATCCAGTTTTGCATACTAAAATCCCAGCCAAACATTGCACGAAGTGTAACATTACTATTACCAACTGTAATTTTTGATGCTTCAGGTTCTTGTAACCAACACTTATCTAACATTGCATATTGTTCTTTCCGATATTCTCTACTACCATAGTGGTCTCTTTCATCTAGTTTATATTCATGATAACTATCTTCCCAAAACCCTCTCATATGTCTTGTATCAACATCTTTAAACAATTTTGCATGTATTCTAATTATATTAAGATCTGTATAATCTTTAATAAAATCAGAATGTATTCTATCTTTTGGTAAAGTATAGAAACTTTCTTGTAAGTTGTTTAGAGGTCTTGTATCGTGTATATCATATCTATTCCAATGTTGCAATAGATGCATAATAGATAAGAAATCTAATCTTACAAATGCATTTCTAATATGTTCATCCATATTACCAAAACAAGTGCTTGTTGGATAATGACTTACATCAAACGCACCAAAAACTGGAGAACCAGTTGATTCGTCGCCATAAGAACTAGCCTTACTGATATATGGAAAACATCTTTGTCCGCTTTCACTATTACCACACCAACCTAACAATTCAGTAGATAGTCCACTGTAATGTACTCTTCCATGTCCTTCATAAGAAGTGTCCAGATTTTGTCCGCCTAGATATCCTTGTATCATATTTCTATATTGATAGTTATTATTAATATCTTTTGCTTGCAAATCATGAAACTTTCTCATATACAATGCTTGAAACATTGCATAAAAAGGAATCTGATACAGAACATATATATCATTTTCAAGTTTAATCTTACCATATGATTTTACTTGTCTTCGTTCTCCAAAACTGCTATGTAGTATTTCCATTTCTGGATCTTTCATATGTATAGCCATACATAAATGTCCAGTAAGAAACTTCAATAAGTTTATTTGAGAACTTGACAACTGTTCATCTTCATCTAAATGTGAAGTATTAGGTTGCCAATACTTAAACACCATAGATATTTCCATATCATCTCTCAAAGAAAACATTTCATCTGCTTCTTTAGTTTTGTTTTGAAATATATCCATAACATTCTGCATATTTTCTGTTGCTGCTTCTACATCTTGATCAGTAGTTGCTTTTCTTAGTCTTAACTCTCGCATAAGATCGTCAATATCTAAGAGTCTTGATCTCAACTGTCTGAGTTGATGCTGACCTCTATCCATTCTGTTAAACTTTGTTTCCAAACTACCACCTTTGTGTAGTTGTAACAATCTACTACTAATGATTTCATTTACAATTTTCATATATCCAGGTTTCCACCTATATGTTCTTGTAAATGATAATGGTGGCAATGGTTCTACCATAGTTCTATTGCCACTTACATAAGTATTTTGAGTAAAGTATCTATTGAAATCATTAATCTTTCTCATTACTATGTTCTTAGGACCTATTATCATTTCTGAGGATACATCAGATATGTCCATATCCAATTTATCCCATTCTACTTCTGTCCACATTTAATCTCTCCTTAAGTTGTGAGGGACAGCGTTAACTGCCCCTCGGTTGTATTTACTCTACGTCTCCACCTTTTACCGTGTGCTCGTTAAATGCAATAATACATCTACCGTCAGTAGCACTGGTTCTAGTAAGTTCAGTTTGAAGATTAGCAGCTGGTGATTCACCAGAGACTGCATTGTCTTCCCAGTTTACTTTTATCTTTGTACTTGACAAATTAATGCGTTCATACAAAGCTGGACTTGCGTCCCTAAGATAATCTACAAACTCTTGCACATTACTGCATGCAAGTGCTCTTTGATCTGTTGCACTGACAAAGCCAGTGTTATTTACATTATATAGAATCTCTTCTACTTGTGTTGAGTTACTCATTTTCATTTCCTTTCGGTTTTGTATCATGAAATAAGGCTAGCAATAAATAAAACACTGCCTTATACATATACTTTTTTGCTATTTTAAGGTATTCATATGTTGTATTGTTATCAAGTTGAGTCTGTAAAACTGACTCTGCTTCAACATATACTGTCATATCAACACCTTCTTCTATTGCTTCTTGTAAGTTGTCTCTGTTAACTTTAAGACATTCTACAAGAGTAATAGGGATTTGTGCTTCGTGTTCCAATGCACCATCCCTAAGTTTTTGTTTTGTAAGTGTAGCAAATTTAAACTCTGCCCACTTTTTCATTTCTGTGGTGGCTGCTATCTCTTCAACTACTTCATCAAATGCTTTCACCGTTCTATCATTAATCTCATCGTTGTTAAACATCATCATCTCTCCTTCTGATACTACTTATCATATTATATTTGGTGTAATCCCAACCACCTTCTTGTAATTCACCTACCAACTTATCTATTTCTTTCTTTCTTTCTATTGCTTGTTGATAAGGCATATTACTTTGAACTGGAAGGTAACTCCTTGTTTTTGTTCGTGTGCAAGTCACATCTTTCCATATTAGTATTGTTATGAATGCTACTAATATTGCTATTGATATATATGTTACCATATTGTTTCCTTTCTTTGTTAAGGCAAGTGCGGCTACTACAAAATGTTCACCGCACTATTAGCCACCGATTATCTAAACTGTTCAGATAAGTCTAAGACTTTATCCTCTATTGCATCATTATCTAATGCTCTATATTGTATTGACTTCATAGTATCATCTAAATCAGATGACTGTTTTTCTACTTCGTCTTTCACTATCTTTTTCATCTCTTTCTTAGTGAACAGTTCTGTTTGTTTGTATTTACTCATCTCATATAGGTACTCCTTTCGTGTACATGCTATATTGCTTTGATCTGTTGTATTGAATGGTATATCATACGACTTATAATACTATGACATAGATAAGTTCTATGTCCACTAACTGATAATTGCTACGAGTGTAGACTTTGACCAGCACTATAAGTCGTATTGAATGGTTCTCAGAAAAAGAGAGAGTGCGACAACGATATGTCGCTATCATTCAATTATTGTATTGTAGGGTATATAATATACAAGAGAAAAGGGCACCTACAAGAAGTAAATGCCCTTTAATTGGATTAGAATGATAAGGAAGAACTGAATGTTAGACAAACAATGTTCTTAGGTTTATTAGCGTCCTTATCATAGTTAAAGATTGAACTTTCGCTAAAACGAAATTTATCAGGACTATCTGCTAATTCCATACCTTGCGTTTCTACAAGAGTTTGAAATTTATCATCAGTAGTGATATATTCCATTAAGGCACGCATATAAACATACTCGCCATTAACCTTTTTAGACAAGTCGAACTTATCATCTTTAACTTCAACCATAGCCTTAACTACTGTATCCTTAGGTTTAGCAATTAAGTCTTTTTCATCTTTACCATTATTAGTTGAGAACAACCTAACTTCACAAGGACTAGTTGTTTGATTAAGATGAACTTGTAAATCATTCTGTGTTTCGTTATTTAATTGTGACATTTTTACTCACTTTCTCGACATAAGCCGATGTTTTTTAACTTAATGATTGAGAAATCTCAACCATACTTATAAGAAAATATAAGCAAAAAGGTAGGGTGGGTGCTATATATAAGACGTACATACATTCTAGTTGCATTTTTAAAAAATGAGTTGTATATTATTTAATTATGAAGATTCCAAAGAAGATGTTGTTTGAAATGGTTATGTCTGGAAAGTTACAGAGATATGATGAAGATAAAGATCGTTGGATAAAAGTAAGCTTTGAAGAAGGTAATGAAGACCATATTCATTTAAAGAGTATGCATTACGCACAAGCTGAGATAGATTTTGTATATGAGGCTATGCAGATGGGAGTAACAATATTTAGAGATTTGAACTAGTAATACTTATAGTATAAATACGCAAGTAAGTTGCTAAGTATTACTTAAAGTATACTAACAAAAAATGAGGATGTCAAGTAAAAAATGATAACAGGTAAAAAAAATACTAAGAAACCTACTATTAAAGAGATGGCAGGGATGATCGGAGCCTTGATGGTTCAGATAGAACAGTTGAAGATCCAAGTTTACAACGGCGATAAGGCCCTAGATGAATATATGGATATGAATGGTGATAAAGACGCCTTTATAAAATTTTTAGAAAAAAAATACCCATTAGATGATAAAGATAACGAGAAGACTGAAAGCAAATAACTTTGAATCCACTGATTATGAAGTATATCCCAAGCAAGAATTTAAGAAACTGGGTAAGAAATACAAACACTGGAACAAATGTAGCCCTGGTGATTGGGGAATTAGTGATGATGGTTATGTGGCTGAGTGTTTACAGCGTAACATTTACGGTACAAGTATTGAAATGGTGTTTCCGTATGGTAGGCAATGGGTATCGAAGACTGGTAAATTAGAGTTCGAACCCCACTATCATAGTAAAAACTACAGTAATGTGTCTACAAAGACATATTCAGAGCTAGAATCTACTAGAGATAGAGCAGAATTAGCAATAGATGCGTTTTTAGCCTACAAAACATCGGGTCAAAGGCCAGATTTTGAGAAGATTGGCAAGATATATAGGCCAGATCAGAAGAATCCAGCTGTTGCAGTGCGTAAATTGTTTAAAACCAAAGAGGTTAAAAAGATTATGACAGATAAGTTGAAAGAAATACTTACAGACAAAGAAATAGATGAAGGATTTGTTTTAGATACTATAAAAGATGCTATCAGTGTAGCAAAGGTAAAAGAAGATGCAGCTAATATGATACGTGCTGCTAAAGAATTATCTGAGTTTCTAGATATGAAACCTAAGAATAAACAAGTAACAGAATCTTTGGAGATGGACATGTCTCATCAGATTGCTGACACTTATGAAAAACAAACTAAAAAGTTAAAGGCAACCCAAACGAGATTATTAGATGAAGAAAACAATCAAGATTGAAGGCAAGAAAGAAAATATGATAGAGTTCTTAGCTGTGCTTACACAGGTATCAGAAGATTTTAAACTTGTTATAACAATAGTAGACTAATGGATAAAAAAAAGATATTATTAGAAATGCAGCAGGATATGTTGCTTTTCGGAAGAATGGTAATGCCTAATATGTTTAGTGAGAACTCTCCAGGGTTCCATTACGATATTGTAGAACAATTAAAGAGTGAACATAAACAGATTAATATTATAGCACCACGTGGACATGCTAAGTCTTCTATAGTTGCAGGGGTATATCCCTTATGGCATTTGATGATGGATCAAGGAGTAAAAGTAATTGTACTTGTATCTAGAACACAATCTCATGCTACAAAGTTAATGGGTACTATAAAAGATGTATTAGACTACTCTCAAGAGTTTAGATATTTTTTTGGATACTGGGGACAGAACTCCGCAAGGAAGTGGACAAATACAGAGATAGAACTAAAAGATGGAAGTATTATTATATGCAAAGGAACAGGACAGCAAATCAGGGGAATCAAACATGGGAATCAAAGACCAACTTTACTTATACTGGATGATCCAGAAGACGAAGTTAATACAAAAACTTCAGAAGCTATGGAATATAACTTACGTTGGCTCTTGCAATCTGGTGTTCCATCACTTGACCCGTTACGTGGTAGAATTTGTGTTATTGGTACTCCGCAGCATGAACGGTGTATGGTTGAGACATTAAAAGATATGAAGGGTTGGAAGAATTTACAGTTTAGTCCAGATCTAGAGTCTGGTACTGCCTTATGGCCTGAAGTATGGCCCATAGATAAATTGAAGGAAAAGAAAGAAGAATTAGACAGTATTAACAGATTATCTGTGTTTTATAGAGAATATCTATGTCAAATTGTAGGAGATGAAGATAATTTGTTTCGTGCAGAAGATATTTCATATTATGACGGATATATAGAACAAGATGAACAGGGATTGTCGAATCTCATACTTACGAACATAAATGGTGAGAAAGTAGATGAGATTAGACCTGTAAACGTGTTTACTGGTGTCGATCCCGCATCTAGTACTAAGAAAGGAGCAGACTATAGTGTTATATTTAATATTGCTATTGATAGTGATAATAATCGTTGGGTACTCCCGTATTTCAGAAAGAGGGCGACTCCTCTAGATTTAGCAGATGCTATCATACATAATTTTAAAATTTACAAAAGTTCTAAGACTAGGATAGAATCTGTAGGTTATCAGGAGATGTTACGTCAATATATTAAAGAAAAAGCTGAGGAAATGGGTATGTTTATACCTGGGCTAGAGATAAAAGAAAATCCTAGAACTAGAAAATCATATAGACTAGAAAGTTTACAACCTATATTTGCGAACAAAAAAGTGTTTATTAAAAAAGAAATGCAAGCACTTGTAGATGAATTGACTTTATATCCTAGGGGTAAGCATGATGATTTGCTAGATGGGTTCTATTATGCTAATAAAAATTGTTATAAACCTGCACATACAGCTGAAAGTGTTTACACTGAAGAAGATTCGTATTTATTAGCCCCTAGAAAAAGTTGGAAAACTTTGTAAAAAAGACTTGACAAGTCAATACACTTTGTATTATATTATCGATAAAACTTAAATGGATTACGACAAAGATAAATATAAGTTAGATATTAAGGATATTTTATCAAACTTGCAAGTAAAAATTCCAGAAGGATACATTGAGGTAAAAGTTGCCGAAGACAATACAAAAGAAGACATCAAAGACAAGAAGACAGAACAAGAAAGACAATAAAACTGTTTTTGGATTTGAAGATGGTAGAATAGATGCGTATACTATACCTGAAGAAGTAGAACTAACAAGAGAATTATTTACAGAATATAAAAGCTCAAGAGAACTTTGGGCACAAAAATTTCAAGAATCAGTAGAGTTTAGAGCTGGAGCTCAATGGACTAATGAAGAACAAGAAGTATTAGAGTCTCGTGGTCAAGCACCAATCGTAGTCAATCGTATTCATCCTATCGTAGAAACAGCTAAATCTTTACTTACTTACAACTCACCACAATTTAGAGCAACAGCTAGAGAAGATTCAGATAGAGATACTGCAAAAGTATTTTCTGATTTATTTCAATACATATGGCAAACATCAAGTGGTGACGAAGAATTAAAAAGAATTATAGACGATTACTATGTTGGTGGTATGGGAGTTATGCAGGTATTCCAAGATCCTCAAGCTGACCTAGGTAAGGGTGAAGTTTGTTTGAAGTCACTAAATCCT